TGATTTTTCAACATTTTAAGTTTTGATTCAGTTGTTTCATAACGTGTGCTTGCTTCATTAGTTAACGCCGTGTTTTCATTCCACGCTTTGTTCGATAAGTCGACTGCACCTGTCATCGTGTCGGCTGCTAGTGCTAATGATTTAAGCATGTTAGACTGACGAACACCAGAAAGCCCCATGTCGTCCAACACCATAGTGGCACTCTCGCCTTTTTCGTCAAGTTTCCCAAGACCTCGAATGAAATCTTGAATAGCTTCGACTGGTTTATTTTTCCATTTGCTAGCGAATTCTTCTGACGATTCGCCAGCGACTGTAGCAAATTTTTGTAGGTCTTCCCCGCCCGCAGCTACTGCAGATTCGATAGCTGATAGTGTTTGGGTCATTGCAGTTCCCATTATGTTATCGCTAGGCTCTTTATCCTAGCTTCTTATAATTTCTTATAAGTTCAGACTATATCTTCACCTTCAGCATTACCTGTTAAGGGTTAAGCGCTCGTGGATATTTCGTCATGCAAAAAAAGGCAATCTGTATCAGATTACCTTTTTGTTTAGATTACTTTATCTAGTCGTTGCACCTTCCTAGCGTTTCCGTCTAGGCTTGGCTCATGGTTGCCATAGTATTTAATTTATCTTGTATATTATCGCAATAATCAATTATTAAGAGAGGAATATTTTTCTTTTTGCAATAGTTCTTTTTTATTTTGTCGTTCCTAATTCGCCTTTGAAAGCCTTTCTCTCCGCCAAAATAATCAACCACTTTATAATGTTGTTCGCCTTGATATTCTATAAGTTGAACAACTTTATCATCTTTTATGACGGCAAAATCAAAAGGTAAAGGTTTTTGATTCTTGCAATCATTGAAGCGGTATTGCACTTTATATTTTATTTTATTGCTTTTTAAAATCCGTTCAATTTCTTTTTCGCCGTGACTTTGATTGCAATTAGGACATCTTTTGCCTGATTTAAAATTATCTGGTCTGATTTTCCATTTTGTACCACATATATTATGCAACATTTCGATATGCGTTTTATTGTTTTTGTATTCTCCAATAACGCTATATTCACCGTTTGTCATAGTTGCAACTTCTTTATTGAAGTTATAACCTTTAACGCGGATTCCACCTTGACAATATGGGCAACGTCTTCCGGTTGTCAAAAAATGACCCGGTGTAACTTGATATTCTTTGTTACAAACATTGTGTAATAATGTCACTTTTTTATGATTAGAAATATATTCAGATTTTAGGGTGTATTCGTCACCAACCAATTCATAAATTTTATCTTTAAAATCTTTGGTTGTCCTTTTAATGTTTTTAGCGCATTTTGGGCATCTCGTTCCGTACAAAAAGGCGCTTGCTCTGACATAATAAACATATCCACATTTATTATGCTTAAATTCTATTTTATCGTGAGCTTTTTTGTAAGTTCCTAAAACAGAATATTCATTACCGACAAGTTTCTTGACTTCTTTTATGAATTGTTCGTGAGTTTTGCTAACTCCCATATTATTTTACCTCCCACAGTAACCCCCCTATAAAAATAGTGGCAAGCAAGCGGGTACTTGCGTTTCGGGAGCTACCCTAGCCACATTACAAGTATATCATAAATACCTTAGGTTTTCCATGAATTCACTTAATTTTAAGCTACTAATTTCTTAGTAGTCGGGCAGAATAGTTTACCCGCTTCTGCTTCAATACCTACGGATGACATCGCGGTTGCAAGGCCTAGAATTTCTTGGTTAGTCAAACCTGCCAATGTTCCAGAAGCCGCTAAACGGTTAGCCATGCTGACAATGTCTGACTCAGTGGTAGCGAAGTTGTTACCCAAAGCTACTACCGAACTACCAAAGCGTTGATATTCATCTGATGTTAAACCAGTGATATTTGCGATTTTGGCAATTGCTGACGCTGCATCTTCGGCTGACAAGTTAGTTGACTCGCCCATGTCGATCATGGTTTTCGTGAAACTAACAACGTCTTGTGACTTGATACCTAACTGCCCTGCCGCTTCAGCAACTCCTGCAATTTCTTCGTGACTAGCTGGCAGTTGTGCTGCCAAACCACGCAAGCCGCTTTCCAAATCCGCATAAGAGTAAACCACATTACCGTTACTATCAACCACTTCATCGTTGGTCTTTTTAACACCAGCAAAGGCACTTTCCCAAGACATGGCAGATTTAACGACGGCTCCAACTCCTGCCACAATTGGCGCTGTCACACCAACTGTCATCGTATTCCCTAAGCCAGTCATTTTACCACCGACCGATTGCAAGGTATTGCCGAAGTTGGTCATTGCCGAGCCCATTCGACTAAAGACGTTCATCTCAGTAGCCAAACTTTGCAAACGTCCTTGAAGTTCACTGACTTTCGATGCAGTGTCCATCATGGCGGTATGTGCGCCAATCAGAGCGTCCTTTTGAGCTGCTGTCGCTGTCGAGAAATCACCTATTTCAGCCTTCAAAGCATTATATTTTTGGGATTGCTGTACTAATAGCGATTGGTAGCCTTTTAAAGCTTGTCCTGTTTCGTTATAGACGGCACGCAAACCTTTGATTTTACTTTCTTGACCGCTAATAGATTTTTCAACGGCTTTCAAAGAGCTGTCGATGCCACGCATGTAAGTTTTCAATTGTTTTGTGTTGGTTTGAAACGGCGCTATGTCAAGCGTCGCAGTGGCTACCAATTTACCTATGTTTGCCATTTATCCTCCTTTCTAACCAAATAGGAAAGGAAAAGCTTTATCTAACGTTGTCTCAGTTTCTTCTGCTACTGTTTCTTGTTCTAACGCTTCCACCATTAGCTCAAAATCTGATAGTTGCATTTTCTTAATATCAAGAATTGTGTAGCCGCTATTCAAAAGCGATTGAATCATTTTTAACAAGTTAGACTTGGCTTGCTCTGGTGTTATTCCTTTTTTTCGGCATCTTCCTCTTCGTTGTTTTCGCCGCGACCCAAAGCATCAACATAAAGCTTGTCAAGTACGTTCAATGTCTCAACATCTGCAGTTTTTAAATCAGCAACAGTAAATTGCTTACCATACATATCAACGAACATTTGCAAATACGCTTCGTTAAGTTTTCGTGTTTGTTTCGAATCAAAAGCAGCTTTATCATTTGAAATAAAAGCGTTTTGACGTGCGCTGTGGTCAATGGCTAAAAGGTTATCTTCAACATTGATGTATTCTTTTGCGTATTCTTTGATAACGCCGCCTTTTTTCAATTTAATTTCGTACATAATTTTTCCTCACATAAAAATAAAAGGCCACATTTTGCGGCCAGTTAATTATTCCACAGCTGGGAATACCATTTTTTTGAATGCTGCTAGGTCAAAGCCTTCTGTATCTTCACGACCAATCAAGAGAACTGTACCTTCTTCGCCGCCACGCGCCACGAAGCTGCCTTCAATTGAGTCGGCTTTAGGGTCTGGTGCACCATCAATAGTAGACGCTTCAAAACCAGGCAAATTGAATTTACCTTTCAAAAGGCCAACCCATACATATTTACCATCGTCCATTTTAGTGCGGAACAAAATTGCAATGTCGTTTGGTGTAAGGTCTTTAGTGTATTTTTCAATACCATTTTCGACAGTAATACCAAAGAAGTCTTTGCGTGCGTCGGATGTCAAGTCATATGTTTCAATTGTTAATTTAGCTTCTGTAATACCACCAGAAACAACGACGTATGGTCCGTCATCAGCTGAAAGTGTTTTTAGTTCGTTTGTTAGCTCAAGTTTTGCGCTTGTAAGTCCTGGAAGACGTTTGCTTTGTGTAACTTTTTCGGCATTGTTCAAAATGCCATATTCGCAACCACTAAGTCCAAATTTTACTTTACCCATGTATTAATTCCTTCTTTCTTTTAATTGCCCCAATCAAAAAAACGATATTTTCTTACGTTCATCAGTAAGTCAATATCGTTGTCTTTATATCGAGGAGTTTCATTAGCTGTGTACCATTCAAAACCTGCTTCGGTTAGAATGGCATCGATGCGTTTTACAATCACTTCCGATTGAGCAGCCGTCTGACACCAAAAATTGATGACAATACGCTGTTCCGTGCCAATATAGCCATCGTCAGCATATGCATTTGGCGCATCGTAAATCGTGTTAATTCGCAGAAATGGAGCTAGTTCTTTTTTCTTCATGTTGGTGGGTTTCTCTGGAATGTCATAAGTGAAAATTCCTTGTTTAAAACCGCCCCCAAACTTCCCTCCACGATAGCTGTCAAACAGCTCATTCAATTGAACATCGTTACTTAATAGCTTGTAAGCTGTCGTTTCGGCAATCATAAATCTAAGCCCTCCTTAACTTTTTCTGCAAAAATTTCCTTAGCAACGGGCGTCATTTGATTGATTGTTTTTTCTTCAAACTCTTGTCCTCGTTGGTAAATCGTCCCAGAATCTGGGTACTTCGCACGCCACCCAGTTGCATTACCATAACCGATTTCTTTCGAGACAATTCCTTCGCTAGCGCCTTTAAAGCCACTAATCGCTGTGTCCTCTTGTAAATGTTCGATAGATCTGCTTTCTCTAGGTGTGTTTGCTTTCAATTGTTTTTCAAATTCTTCAGCAACTTCAGTTACCGCTTCTCTTGCTGTTTTAGGTGCTTTAACTTGCAATTTCGTAAGATTAGATAAAATTTCATCGAGTCCAGATGTCATTCGACACGCACCCCGCTTATCATAATCATTTCCTTGTTAGCGTAATCAACTTCCATTTTTTCAATCTTATATTCAAGCCCGTTAAAATCAACAAACATTGAATTATCGAAAGGTGGTTTAGGCATATAGCGAATTAAAAAAACTTTCGTGTCGCTCGTTTTAGTCAACGTTGCATTATCAGCTTGTTTGCCTGTCGTATTCTCACGAAAATCTTTAACAGTCGTCTTAGACACTTCAGCCCAACAGCTCATGATGTCTGTTCTGACATTGTCTAAAACTTCGCCATCTTCGTTTTGCCCACCTTCTCTTTTAAAAATAGTGATACGCACATTCATCTTACGTGTCAGCATTATCATCACCTCTCAAACGCAACTGATGAATGATGTTTATCACACCATTCGCCAGTGGGTAACTGTCGCTATCGGCAGTTACGCCTCTATGCTCATAATCTTCTTTGACTTGTTTCTTAACAGCAAGATTGAATTTTTTGTAGCCCGCAAAATCTTCTGGTGTTGAACCAGCTTCAATCGCAAAGCAAATCTGTTCTTGCGCAGCTTCAATCATTTCTTCCAAAATGCTATCTTCAAAGTCAAAGTCGATCTTGCAATAGAGCTTAACTGCTTCCAGTAGTTCTTGTGAGACTGCCATTCAGCTACCTCCTTAAGAATTTACTAAGTTCAATAATTCAGCTTTAGTCATACTACTTGTATAGCTAATGCCTTTACTATCTAAGTAAGCTTTAATCTCTGTTACTGTGTTCGCCTCAGTCGGAACGCTTACGTTTTCCGAATCAGGCTTCGCTGGGTGTAAACGTTACGAAGTAGCCAGCTTTCGCATCAACTTTCTTAACACCAAAGCGAAGAATAGCTTGCAAGTATTGACCGTAAATTTCGTTATCTGCCCAACGAAGCCCAAGGTCTTTACGGTCTGCGAACAAGACACCACGTTTGAAATCACCAACAAACGCTTTAGCTTCTCCAGATGCACCAAGAATTTCATCAGAGAGAACGAATACTGGTTTGCCAAGCAAGACTTTGCCAGTTACTGCAGTGATTGAATCTTGAAGTAGGTAGCGACCGTTTTTGTCTTTAAGGGTGTCAAGAATTTGGTAGAAGCTTTGTGAAACCACGAATGCCACGTCATAAGCAGGGTCAAGGTCGACATTAAGAATTTTCTTAATGTCATCAACGTTTGCTACTGTTTTAGCTGTAAATGATTTAAGTACGTCAGCAATAGCTGCATTAGTTGTGTTGACTTTAATTTGACCGACTGTTTCAGCAACAATGCTAATCAAATCAACATCTGCATCGTCAACAGATTCTTGTGAAACTGGAATAGCTCCACGATAAGTTTCAACAGTCCAATCTACTTGTTCAAATTCTGGTTTAGCAAGAGCTGGGTTTTTCTCCAATTCAGCAACGCTAACCATTTTTGATGTCGCTTTTTTCAAAATTGGATATTTACCAGAAGCTTTTTTAGCTGGATAAATTGTTGTGAATGGTTTCAAGTCAACAGTCGTCTTGATTTCACGGATTGGAGTTGTTACAAGTTCTTCGCTAGTAACTTTAGTAGTGTCTGTTTTCTTAACACCGTCAGTTGTTGGTGTAATTTCGTTCATTGCGATAAGCACTTCATCTTTGCCGTCAAAACGAAGCCCTTCGTTAACAACAGTACCTTTTGAATGCAAGAATGCGTTAACTTTATCACGATAAGTCATGTCATCTGTTTCAATTTCACGACCTGTTTTGTTTTCAGCACCACCAGAAACTTTAGTAGCTTCGAATAATTCAAGGTCGGCTTTAGCTGTTTTTAATTCTTCTTTAGCTGTGTCAATTTCGTTTTTGATTGTACGAGCTTTTTCAAGGTCATCAGCTTCAAGAGCGTTTTTAACCTGCGCTGTTTTATCAGTGATAGTAGCTGAAAGCGAGTTGATAGATGCTTTTAATTCTTTGATTTTTTCATCAAACATATAGTTTTTTCTCCTTTTTTGTGCAAAATAAAAAGGACTTTAAAGTCCTTGTAAAATTTCTTCTTTTTCGATTTCACGTTTCATAGCTTCAATTTCCTGTTTTCGCTTGTTGCCATGATTTGCAAAATAGTCGTCAATAACCGCTTGTGGTAACAGTCCATTGCCTATGCTTGCAACTGCCTGCTGTTCGTCAAATGTCATCACTTCGTCAGCGAAACCTTTCTCAACAGCTTCATCAGCACTCATATACGTTTCGTTTTTCATGAGCTCAAGCAATTCATCTTCACTTAAGCCAGTTTTAGCTTTATAAGCGTTGATAATTCCTCGGTCGCTAGCTTTCAAAGCGTTAGCGGCTGATTCGAAGTCATCGCTGTTACCAGACACCAAATTCAACAATGCTTTGTGAATCATGATTTGAGCTGTCGGGCTGATGACAACCTTGTCAGCTCCCATAATTGCCACGCTACAAGCGCTTGCTGCCATTCCTGTTACTTCAACTGTAACGTGCCCAGAATAATTTTTCAGCGCTGTATAGATGTCGCTGCCTACTGTCACCAAACCACCGTTTGAATTGACTTCAATTACAACATCTGAACCGTCTTCTGGAAGTGCTTCAGCGATTGATTTAGCACTTGTTGCTTCCATTCCAAAATAATCATAAGCTTCTTGACTATTATTCGGAATTAGCGGACCCCTCATCTGAATTCGTTTCGGCATTCTCCTCACCTCCTTTCAATGATTGATATTCTTCTTTCTTGTCCAAGAACACGTAATTAAGGCTTGTTTGATATCTATCCATGTCTGGATTATCAGACGGCTGTTTGCCAAGCTCGATAAGTCCTTGATTTGGTGTCAATAGCGTATTATTGACAAGTTTAACAATCTCATCAACATTTCGACCTGTAACGCTACGTGTATCAAATTCAAGTCGGCATTCCCGCCTATCTTTTGGACTAAAAATTTTAAGCCCTAATTCGCTCGTTATCGCGTCAAAATAGAACGGTAAGTCATTTGTAACATAGTCTTCAGTAAGCTGCGCTACGGACTGATTAGGGCTATTTACACCTAATTTATAGCTAGGTATTCGCAAAGCTTTAGCTATTTGAGCTGTTGAAAAATTGTTACTTGTAATCAACTGCAAGACATTAGTGTCAATTTCGAGTGGCTCGTAGGACATTGTATTATCAAATACTAGTGGACTACCACCCTTTGCGCCCTCTCGCATTTTCTCGAATTCTTCGCGAGCCTTCTTGCGAGCTTCGCCGCTTATCATAGCGCCTTCCAATTTTAAAATGCCGCTTGAAAAACCGTCTTTAAAGAATTTTAAAAGCGTACTTGTCCCGCTGTTTTGCAAACTAATTTCATCACCTAAAGACAGCAACGGAGAACGCCCTAAAATTGTGTCATGGCTAAAGAATTTCCAATGAATGACGTCATCAGCTCCACAAGTGACCTCTTTGCCCGTCAAGCTATCGATGAAAGTATAGATAAGTTCATGACTATCTAATTCTTCCACACGAGTTTCAGATGGTTTATAAAACTGAAATTGCAACGCCTTGCCATTTCGTGGGTCTCTCAAAATACGACTATAGGAGTTACCTGTTAAAATCGTATTGACTGCCATTGCAAACTTCCACGTCCGCGCCGAAGCATTGCCAGTCGATTTCACATTTAACAAATAATTGATGTCTTCGTCTTGAATGATGTCACCGTTAACATTTTTCTTAATCAACGGAAATCTAGCAATATCGCCAGCAATAATCGAAGTTGCTGTCAGCACATCGCTGTTTCTAAGAGCTGAAATACCAACATACTTTGCGCTATCATTACCAGACAATACCGAGGAAACGTAATCGTCATAGGAAAGCTTTGAATCTCCTAACGACTGAAAAAAGCTCATTTTCTCACCTCCTTTCTAGCGCATGGTTTTATCAATGTATAAACCTAAAAATGTACACATCAAACCTAAGCACATAAAGCCAGCTGTAAAATTCAATCTAAAAAATGAATAATCAATCAAGCCAAAGCCCGTTAGTAGTAGTAATGTATGAATGTTATTTTTTAAAAATTTCAAAACAGACCTCCACTTTCAAAGATTTTTTCGTCAGTCCAATAACCTGCGCCGTCGAATGATTCAAGGTAGCAAGCTGCGTATGCATCTAAAAGTGCATCGAGCGGGTCAATTTTATTGCTGTTTTTATTCTTATCAATACGCATACCGTTGTTATCAACTCGTGTATAAGCATTATTAACAGCCATTGTAAGTAACCTATTTCCCGAATGTTTTATTTTCCCAGTTTTGACATCATCTCTAAACTGCTTCGTCGGCATATTCAAGACCATCGTTGTTTGTGGAATTTGGACTTGTGTCCATTCTGGATGCCGTTTCTCAATCATGGTCAGCAAAGCTCCATATTGATAAGGGTCGAAATAAATTCCTTGCACTTCCCAATCATTTTCAATGACCATTTCTTCGAGCTTTTCCATGACTCGTTCATTATCAATAACACCAGACTCGAGCGTGGTGATTTCACATTCACCTATGCGCTCTAAGTTCGTATAAGAAACGCCGTCTCGTTTTTCTTTCGCTATTAGACCGTACTTAGTAGCAATAAACGAGAAGCTGTCAGCGTACCAATAATCGTCCATCATTGCCATTGTGCTGATTGAAAACAAGTCGCTTGAATGTCCAACGTCTACGCCTATCCAGACGCGTCTGCCAGTCGTATCTGGCTTATCAATAAGTGCATCTTCCCACGTTTGTTTATCCATGTAAGAGGCTTCGCTAGATTGACGCCACATGTTGAAATTTTTAACCAAAACTTTGTTAATTTCACCCGTTTCAAGCGAAGTTTTACGCCTTTTTCGCAAATAATCCATGATTTTTTCATACAACGCTGGCACTTCCAAAATAGGATTTGACTTAATCCAATTGCTTTCGTCAGCAATTTCTTTCTCGTCATCTTGTTCGGAAATGAACGCAAAATACGAATCGTCAATCGTCTTTTTATCTAAAATCTTAGCAGCGTACTTATATTCAATTGTGTACATTGGCACATTCAAATCTAGACCAGCTGTCGAAATAATTAAAATCAATGGATTATCAAGCTGACCTTGACCAGATTCCAAAAGTTCAATCATTTCATTTGTTTTACTTGCTGCGTATTCATCCAGTACGCCAACATATGGTTCAAAACCATCGACAGCACCAGTGTCTCGACTTAATGCTCGAATATATGATTCATCTCGCTTATTTGTCAACTCGTCTCGAACAATCTTAGTCGCTTTGAAGATGTTTTTATCCTTAGCTCTAAGCGCTTCTAACTGCTTCTTAGCCATTGTCCAAGCAATTCTTGCCTGCGTGCGGTCGTTAGCCGTACAGAACAACTGACGACTTAATGCAGGGTTCTTGCCAAATAAAAACTCATATAGCAAAATACCAGCGATTAAAATGGTTTTCCCATTCTTACGAGCAACCGAAACCATAGCTTTGCGAAAGCGTCTGACAGAGTGGTCTTTCTTCTTCCGCCAACCATACAAGCTGGAGATGATGAATTTTTGAAACCTTGCAAGCGGATAAGTTTTGCCTGTTTTAACATCTGGCAAGATTTCTAGAAAGTCGATAGTGTTTTGGGCTTTCTCTGGGAAATAATCAAATTCAAAATCAGAATTACTAATATTTTTCAAATCATCCAAATGTCTTTGGCAAGCTTTGATAACTTTCTGACAAGCTTTGATATTGCCGTCGACCACATCAAGCGCATAATAAAAAGCAGTATCTTTGTACTGCTCATTAATTTCCGAATAATCGTAAGCTATTTTGATTACCTCCTTTCATCCTCATCTACTCAAAAGTTATTTCAACATGTCATATATTTCATCGAGTGTTTCTGTTACCAAGTATTCTTGATGACCTGTATTGTATAAAACAACAACTTGACTTTCCCAACAACTATCAGACTCATAATAATCCGTGCGTTCTGACACTTCAACAATTCTAGATTTTGGAATAATTATCCTTTCCGTTCTTTCAGTCTGTTTTATATAGTCTTCAGTAATTATATTGGTAAGTATAAGAAAATCCATATTATCCTCCAAATTTATCAAACATTGTGTCTTTCTTTTCTTCTGCCTTCGGCATGTACATTTTCATGCGACTATCAACCGTTAAACCTAGTTGAGCTGCGCATGATTTGATGTTGTTAGTTGCTTTTTCAAGCGTAACAACCAGCGGATTTTGAATCCACATGCCTTTGTTATCGTCGTACACTGAAACACCAATTTCACTAACCTTTTCGCTAGCTTCAATGTAAATGCCATACCAAGTGCAGTAGTTTTCTAAAATTGCTCTGTCCAAATCACGGATGGGCAAACTTTGCAATTCACTAACTACTCGCTTGTATTCTTTCTTAGCAATCTTTCCTAAATGTGCAGGCGGTGTAAGCCGTAATTCAGCTAGACCGTCGCCAGCCGATTTTTGGATTTCAACACGTACAGCTTTTTCAGCTTTAGTCAAATGTTTTTTATTATTCTCAACTACCTTTAGCTTTCGTCCCAAGCTTTACACCTCCTTTACATTAAAATTTTTAGCTTTCAAAAATTCAAAAAGGGAAAATTGTGCACGGAAGAGGGCGGCGTTGTTATATCCGAACAATACATAGCCCCGTTAAAAAAACAAGGGGTATTTCCGAACAATTATATCCCCTAACACCCGTTATAGGTTGGATAATTCGCCTTTTATATGCTATTTTTTGCCATAATTCTCACGATTAGCTTTAGCATCGTTGCATGCTTTACAACTCGCTTGAAGATTGTCAAGATCCAATCTTCGATTCCAATCTTTTTTAATTGGAATTATGTGGTCGACCATCGTCGCTTCTCCTCCGCACATTTGACAGACATAATCATCACGAAGCAATACTAACTTACTTGTACTTCTCCAAGCATAACCATTATAGAATCTTGTCAGCTTCTTATCATAGTTCCATCTTGTCTTATTATAGTTCTTGTACTCTTCGCTTCGACTATCAAAGTCTACTTGCTTTCGCTTTCCACCAACGACAGTAAGCTTTTGTGGTTTCATATTCCTTTTTCCTTTTTGCATAACAAAAGGAGCTACCTTTTAGCTCCCCTCGTCATTATTTCATACTACTATAATACACCCTCTCGCTGTATTTGTGAGTATTACTTTGTACTATTCCCGTACGATTTCGTATTGATTTAGTATAATGTTCATACTTTTTACAGCTCTTGCTTTGATAGTGTAATATTTGTTCCTATTTAATTCCAGCTTATCAATAGCTTCGTCGAACGTTTGACAGTTTAGATAAGTAGTCAACAGGACATAGCGTTGAGCACTATCCGGTATTTGCATGATAACGCCGATGATTTCCTCACGTCGTTTTGTCAAGCGGGCAATCTCTGCTAGCCCATAATCTGATGCGTCAATAATCGAGACGTTCTTGTCTGTCTGTGTACGTCTAACACCTCCACTCACTTTCATGTTTGACCATTGCGGAGACGTGATCAATGAGCTTCTAGTATTCTCGATATCTAATTTCAATTGCTTAATCATTTTAGGAATCAGTCTAAGTTCTTCCAACAAATATTCTGCTTTAGTTTTAATCCTGCTCACGTCTTTTCTCCTTCGATATGCTATAATATAGGTAACTGTTTAATATCGATGAAGTCTTGCGCAAGCAGGACTTTTTTGTGTTGTAACAGCTAGCGATAACCGTACCACACTTTAAAAGAAAATAGTATTAAGTACCTCTTTTCTATTTTTAAATTTCGCTATGTTTTGCCAGCAAGTAACCCGATAAACCTAACTAACTCGTACTAATTTTTGTGTTGTGTAAGAAGAGAGTGTGTTTTCACCTCTATCTTTTTTATTTTTCGGGTTATACCAACCGAACGAGTCGAACGTCCGAAGTACCGTTGTTAGTTTCCATGTTAAATTACCAACTAGCCACAATATGTTTTAGATCTTGGATGCATTTCTCCAATTTGTCTACTTTTGCTTTTAGTTGTTCAACCTCTTCTTCAAGTTCTTGATTAGTTTTGTATCTTGTAATTTCCGGATGGTAATCACTGTAGGTTCCATACCATTCTGGATGAACTTCCATAAAAGACATTTTATTTTCCTCCTACTAATATAGTTTCTAATTTATTCATTTCATTCCTCCTCGCTCATACTTAGTCTTTTAATAAATCTTGTAAACCTTGGGTTTCATAAACATTTCCAATCACCTCAACTTCGCCATCCCCAATCAAATCGATTAGCGGAAAGACATCAACGTGGAAAGCACCAAGCCGATAACTAACACTTCCGATTTCATCAACGCCATAACAAAAGCCATTGTCAATTGAGAACTTAATAATATCCCCTTCGAAGATTTCCTTGCCATTCTTATCTTTAAGTCCTGTTGATTGCATAAGGATAAAATCGCTTACTGGCACTTCATCAAAAGCAATTTCGTCATAACTCAACAATAAAGTATCGTCTTTGAAAGGATAAACATCGTAATACATCGCTTCGCCTTCTTCTGTCCAAACTCTAAATTTTGGTAGTCTCATTCTTTCACCTCTTTGTAAGTTTTCTCAAAAATATCTTTATCACACACATAACATTCACCAGTGGGATTCTTAATGAGATAATCAAAATCCTTAAATACCATATAACCTTCAAGAGTTTCAATCTTATGAAGAATACCTATTGAACAAAACTTAATATCTTGATTATTGGCAAATTCTACAATATTAACATAATTGTATGGTGTTACTTGAATTGCTTCAACAGGTGTTGTTTTAATATATTTTTTAATCATTCTCTACCTCCGTAATTTCCAACTTGTAAAAAGTCATATCAGTCATATAATAATCTTTTTCTATCTCCCTCAGCGCTTCTTTGAAGTTACTCGCCATGACAGTGAACCAAAATATAGGTCCGTCCTCATCAAAACCGACTACTGTATAGTTTTTCATTTCTTCCACCTCTTCGATTCCTGGATTGTAATCATCCGTACGAATTAAAACAGCCCCGCACTCGTCACAATATAATTCTCCTTCAGAATACTGCGCTTCAACTAAATCTTCTCGTTTTTTCCACTCATAACAGTCAATACAAAATACTTCTCTTACGTTCATTCTTCCACCTCTTTCGCCCATCTAAACGCCCATTCAAAATCTTTCTTGATTTCTGACTCGGTTAATTTGGCACTATCTAATTGTTTCCAATTGTCAGCGAATTCAGTTGCTGAGTAATAACCCAAAATACATAATCCTACTTTATTGTCTTCATTTCTACCAAGATAAACTTTAGTATATCCATCACTAATCGGATTAGGTATCTCAACCGTGTACAACTTCTCTTTATCAACTTCATAGCCATACATCCATGCTTTAGCAAATGTTTCTTGATTATCTTTTAAGTTAAACCAGCCCTTTACCCAATTAGGCTGTTTCTTCATTGCTGAAGTAGAATGACTCATAGCAGTTGATAAGCCAAACCCAAGATTTTCTTTACAAACCTCTAACCAGTCAGCAATATATTGGGGAACTACAGGTTTCTCTGGTTCATTAAGGAAACAAGAATTATATAGAGCGTTGCCTTTTGCTTCTTCAAATCCAGCTTCATAGGCTTCATTAAGAGTTATAGCAGTAAAGAATTTTGGAGGTTTCATATTTTTTATCGTTTGTTGAAATTCTTGTTTATTCATTGTCAGACTCCTCTTCAATTAATTTTTCCAAGTAATATTTTGCTTTCTTCAAATCTTCCACACCGTTCTTCCTTTGAAAACGTAAGATATATTTAACAACATTGCACCAATAGCTTGCAGGCATACCTTTCAATTCGTGAATAAAAGCCTCTTGAACGTCAAATACCTCGATTCCATTATCACTGACATAGTGATTAGGGCTGATTATATTATCGTTTTTATACCAGCTTAAGTCTTTGTTATCTTTACATTTTTCTGTATTGTTATCTGAAATAGCTACTCCATCTAATCCAATAAGTCTGTTGTTTACCGCTCTCATCAATTCTTGAAATGTTTCATCTGCTTCTTTAAAATTATTTGTCATATTAATCTTCTCCTAAGTGCTCTAATTCATTAATTTTCATAATATAATATTTAGTTAACAATCGCTTCGTTTTTGGATCTGAAATTTTATCTTCACTGTCGTCTGTAACCTCGTCCTCTGGGAACATTGTGATTAGCCCAGAATCGATGCGATCATATAGTGTTGACCAACTGATATGAAAATAGGCCAGTGCTTGCTGTTTCGTTCCGTAAAATTCATCACCTGTTTCAGTGTTTGTGAAAGTACGTAAGCCTTTCGCACCGATTAACGTTTTCGTTACGCTCCCCCTGCTTGTACGATTAAGCAAAGCTGATTTGGTCAAACCCCATGCATCGCAGCATTCACTAATTGAACCCTCGAAGACTTCGCCCGTCTTATTATCTTCAAAACGATAGATGTTGCGTTTTCTTTGTGCTTTCTTTTTCCATTTAAGGTTTTCAGCACAAACGTTATCTGGATTGCCATCAACATATACTAGCTTCTCGTTAGCTTTTGGCGCTTCTAAAAACGCACCTGCCACAAGTTTTTTGAGTGTAAAGGTCTTGCTTTTCCCGTCTCGGAAAAATGTAACTTTCTTAGTGTTTTGTATTTTTTTCACGCTCATAATTTTACTTTTTCGGTGTTGCCCACGAGCGTCTATGCGGTCAACGCTTCTTACACGTCCCTCACTTGAAACTTCATAAAACCCCTCAAAACCTTTGACTGGCTTCCAAAGCTCAATTGCCATGATTCATCAACTCCTTCATTCTTTCAACAGTCACATCGTCAGGCAGTGAGGCTAAATCCAGCAATCTCTTCGCTTCATTTCTTGTCACATGCAGCATATCAGCGATCGTGATGTAACTCTTCAGATGTTTAACTTTCGTCCAATTAGCAAAACCCTCTAGCACGTCCAACGGCGTTTCCTCGTGATGTTCGTACCAAATTACACAATGTTTTGATGCTTGCTTATTAGCTGCTTTGCTCATTCGATTTCCTCAATTTCAATCTCAATTCGTGGGTTTGGACTATACAGCTTTCTGGCTCTTAAGTCACACACGATGTTGTCATCAGACCAAACGATTTCAGATTTTGAAATGCTGTCAAACAATGATTTGATTAGGTTATCCAAATCAGGCTTCTTAATATGCCACAATAGCCGTGAAATGTATTTTGAATATAATTGTTTAGCTTTATCTTTCGCACGCTCTGACGGCTTCTTAGACACGTTCTGAGGTGCTTTCATGTAAAATGTTACTTCTACACTAATAGCACCATCAAAATAGCTTCCGTCGTAATTTTCTTTAATGTAATCTGTGACTTGCTTTCGCCACTTCATCATTTTTGGGTCTTCATACACTGCCGCATGTCGTCCTCTGATTGTGGCGCGTGGCCTTGATTGTGGTTTGGGTTCAAATGGTATTAGAAACATTCAATCACACTTTCTAGAAAGGCAAATCTGAGTCATCAATGTCCATTGGATTTGAATTACCAAATGAATTTCCCTGCTGCATATAGCCGTTTTGTTGTGGTTGTTGATTGTAACCGTTCGACTGTCCTTGCTGGTTGTCATTCTTGCTATCTAACAAATCGACATGTTCAGCTACTACTTCCGTTACATACACACGCTGTCCTTGCTGATTTTCATAGTTACGTGTCTGAATACGGCCAGTAACACCTATTTGCGAACCTTTGCCGCAATACTGTGCAATAATATCTGCAGTTTGTCGCCAAGCCACAATGTTGATAAAATCTGCTTCACGTTCGCCGTTTTGATTCTTAAACGTGCGATTTACTGCAAGCGTTCCTGTTAATACGCTTGTGTTGCTCGCTGTTTGTTTGAGTTCTGGCGCTTTCGTCAAGCGACCAATTAAATTTACGTTGTTCATTTATTTCCTGCTTTCCTGTAGTTCATGACACGTATTTATCAATTATGTTTAAAACTCTATTTTCAGAAATGAAATTTTCATTGCCGATGCGAATAACTTTGTATTCTTTTTCTGCTTTAATTTCATGAAAAAGAATCTCTCTAAGGATTCTAGCTGGGAAGTCTGAATATCCTAACAAATAAGCTGTATTTACACCCAGAAAATCTGCTAACTGTTGGGCTTTTTCGGGTTTTATATTGCTTTCTCCGTTTTCCCAATTTTGTAATGTTCTATAATGAACACCCAATTCATTTGCCAAGGCTTGTTGAGACAAGCCTCTTTTCTTACGTAATTCTTTAAGTCTATTCATGTCAATAAACCTCAACTCGTTTTGTGAGTCTCTTCTCTCTGCAATATTCACAATGCCCGCACGGCTTTGCTTGCGCTCTGCCGTGCTTAACATCGTCCAAGCGCTTAATAATCTTAGCTAGCTCGTTCAATTCATCTTGAATAGCGTCAATATTTTGAATTCGAATAGCTCGTGTGTCACTTGGACTTTCTTTCGTAACTGCGTATATGATTGGTTCAAACGGCTTGCCGTACTTCGCTTCAAGCATTGTCTTGTAGACCGCCATTTGCAAAATATAGCCATACGCCTCAAACCAACGAACCTTATAATTATTGCCATCTTTGTCTTTGACCCAGACCTTATCATCGATTGGGCCTTTTGTGGTTTTAATGTCGACAAAGTAGCCGTGTTCAACATTCAAGCAGTCAATCTTGCCTTTAAACTCAACGCCTGCGATTTCTCCAGTTACTGCAGCTTCTTTCTCGCCTTGATAAAGCGCCACGAAGTTTTTATCTGTTGCAAGTGCACTAATCATATTCTCTGCTGTTTCGAATGGTGCATATAAGCTACCATTCTTTTTAAAGATTGATTCTTTGTTTTCATCGATAAATGCTTCGTGAGCTTCTTTGCTTTCAAATGCGCTGTGAACGTAATTTCCTACTAGTAAAGCTGTCTTATCTCGATTATCTTTCCAGTCGTCATTAAGCTCTGCTAGTGCTCTAGCTTCGCATTCCTTAAATCGTTTAACTTGTGAGACAGACCAATAAGCTTTTGCTGAGTCAAGACTGTAATAATCTTTGCCAAGTAAATCTTTAGTCATCTGTCAAATCTCCGAGCTGGTTGAACAACGCTGTTTGCTCCTCTTGAATTTCGCCAGTTTCTGGGTTAGTAGCTGGCAATTCTTCTTGCGGCGTTTCACCAATCAAATCCGACAAGCTTTCTTCCTGCGGTGTTACGTCAATTGGTGCTGCTTTCTCGTCTTCGGTTTCGTTATCATCTGAAATTGCTTTTCGCATTTCAACTGATTTTGGACCGTAAGTACTGATGATGTTTTTCAACAATGTTTTTTTAGCCATTGCATCAAAATCTGTTTGCCAAGGTCCATTGTTGAAGCTTTTTGAAAATCGTTTACCATGATTATAAGCTTCTGTTTTAGTCCAATAAGTCATCTTTCTAAAACCATTTAGCAACTCAAAGCATGCAAAATATCCTACAACTTCATCTTGCGGTTGACTGAAATCAACTTCTAATGTTTCAAACAATGGGTCATATGACTTGAATTGCGCTTTGTATACTACACCTGCATTGATACTCTTGTATTGTCCACTACGTTGAGCCAATTCGATTAAACCTTTGTATCCAAGCTGAAACTGTGCTTGACCTTTGTATGGAACGATATAGGCGCTTCCCAAACTTGGCTCAATTGGCAAATTCAATACTGCTGCTTTCATTGCTGCTGCTAAAATGGATTCGTTTGTAGCTCGCTTTAAACTGTTATTTCCTTGAATAACTGACAGCACACTAGTTGCGAACTGTGCTCCTGCACCTTTCCAGACATCATCGAAGGTTTTTTGAACATTCGGTGCGTTAAAAAATTGTTTATGTGTGTAAGTAGATACTTGATTTGCCATTATTTTCGTTTTCCTTTCGTTTTCTTCAAATTCCAGATTTCACGTTTTAAACGTTTGTTTTCTTGCTGTAGAGCCGCAATCTTGTCTTGATATTGATTGATAATCTCGCCATATTCAGTCGCAAGATTGAGATAGTCGCTCGTCCTGCTGTAGTAAGCTTGCTCATAATCTTCTTCCAAAACAATCATGTAAACCTCAATCTAAAATGTGCTGTTTAACATCTACTCGATAATCGAGTGGAAAGTTAAGGACAATCGTCAAACGCTTGTCTGTTAAATCTTGAATTTCTTCGATAAGGTCTTCATCTGACCAATTTCTATATTTTTTGTAAATTTTGGCTAGTGTTGCCGTTTCATCAACCGTTAAAATGTCGATTGTTTGCAGTAATGCTTCTCTTAATTCGCCATAGTAGCCGACAAGTTCATTGTCCAATCTAATCTCAATCATGCTTGCACCTTTAATTTCTTCAAACAGCTTTCAAATTCATTCAGCGCGTCCTCGTATGCTTCAATTTTGACTTCTTTCTCTTCAATCTCTGCGTAGCAGCGATGCACTTCGTCTTCGAGAAAACTAATTCTATTCAATAAGCTCTGTACGTCCATATTTTCCTCTCTAATAAACTATTTTTTTGAGTTGATACATTTTGCTGTCTCTTGCCAACTTCGCTATCAGAGACTCTGTATCTAGCTTTAAAAGCATGTTTCTAATTTCTTTTGAGTAGTTGTAATAATTCTGCTCGAATTGTTTGATAAGTAGTTCGTTCATACTTGCCAGCCTTTCCAGTATTCCGAAAGATCAACCGATGTAATAGCTGTCACTGTTTTCTGCGAAGTTAAAATCTGTTCTTTATACGGCATTAGACCTGCGTTGCGTTCCATGTCATTCTTTGGTAAATAATAGCCACCTCGCCTCATTCTACGACTTGCGATAATTGGTTGTTTGAATTCGCATCTCAAGCGCTCTACAGCTTCTTTAACGCCTCGCTCGCTGATGTCAAATTCAGCTTTCAGCAATTTTAGCGGGACTGGTTGCTCAAAACTGCCGTGATTCTTAATGTAATTCAAAATATTGATTTCTAATTCATTCATCGTTTGCTTTCAGCTCCTTCCGAAAATTTAAAAATGCGGTCTTGGTCTCCTCGCATACCTTTTGTTAAGCGGTCAACGAACGCGTTGTCATAGATTTTTAAAAGTTCAGCTCGTGAGAAATTTGTATTAATAATTGTTTTTGTACGGCTGTCTAAAATATTAAACAAGAATCTGTACGTCCATTCGTTGACTGGTTTAATATAATTACCTGTACATGTTTCTTTGCCTAAATCATCTAAAATAAGATAATCACAGCTTGTTAACAGTTTTGTAGCGAATTCTTCTGTAAATCGTCCGCCACCATTAAAACTAGCTTGGACGCGTTGGATAAGCCTTGCGACTGGCATAAAGATAACGCTTTTTGGTTCGTTGTAAATTTTAAACGTTTCATTTAGCTGTTTAGCAATCGCTATTGACAGATGACTCTTTCCAACGCCTGGACGACCTTGTAAAAAAGTATTGCCTCCTCCATCTTTACCGTAATATCGCACCGCTCTTTGAGCAAATGCATGCGCTTTTTGGTCTTCAAAGTTATGCTCTTCAAAATTTTTCATTGTCGCATTTTTTAAATCATCTGGAATGATGCTCACGGACTCAAACATATTCCATGTTTTTGCCAACATTCCGTTAACCGTCTGCTGTTCAGCGCTAGACTGTTTCAATCGTTCTAATTCGTCTTTTTGACAATCAAGACACATAGCAATGCTATTGTATTCGCCATCTCGTGTCATACGTCTATAATATGGCTTGTTGTGAATCGTACAGACATCTCCAGTATCTAGCAAAATTTTATTTGCTATCATGTATTCAATAGACATTAATTCCATATATTACCTCTAAAATCCAAAGGCTGGATCAACTACGCTGTGTAGATCTTCGTCCACTTGAGGAAGATGTTTTGATTCTTGGAATTTCTTATCTTCTTCATCAGCTTGTGTCAGCGTTGTAATGCCGTTTTGTTTCCAATTTCTTAGAATAGAATTTACATAGCCAAAAGAACGCTTAGCATTGTTAGAAGCTTTATCAATGGCACGCTTTAATAACTCTGGTTCAAAGCTATCTAGTTTGAGATAGTCGGCTAGTTGTTCCACTTGATTAGGTGATAGAATACCAATTTCTTGTTGATAGTAAGAATAAATTTCAGAAAAATCAGCAGCAGCATTCTTATTCTGATTCTTATTCTTACTATTACTATTCTTTATATCTATCTCTATATCTATATCTGTTGGAAGGTGGTTGGAAAGTGGTTGGAATTTTTCCAACTTTTTGTTTTGCTGGCGTTTATATCTGTTCCAATTCGTTTCTTGATCCAGCAGCATCGGAACTTGTTCAAGGAAGATTTCGTTTTCTTCTCCGATTTGTAACAATCCTTTACTTTGAAAATATGCGATTGTTACTTGAACATCTTCGACATTTTCGTCCAAAGCCATAGCTATTTCTTCCGCTAAACTATCGAGTACACCTTCAAAATAGATGAAACCTTGATTTTCCAGCGATTGTAACATCATTTTTTGGTAAATAAGCACATAAGTATCACCGCCGCTCATACGTCTAAGTTGCTTAATCGCTAGATTTTTAAAAAAATTATTATCAAGACGCAGCCAAAAATAAATTTTTGTTTTACTTTTTGCCATTTAATCATCATCCTTTCATCGCATCCAATGCTTTAATAACGTCGTCATAATGCTTAGCTTTAACTTCCCAGCTCTCGAATACGAAAGTCGGTTGCATTGATGTTTCTTCTTTCTTTCTCGCTCTCTTACCGACAAACGGCAATGTTAGCACATATAGCAGTGCTGCTAAGCTAAAGCAGATAATAAATAAGTCCATGTTAAATCTCCTTTATTTCAAAATCTTTGACATGCTTGTGATAATTGTCTTTTTTTAAAAACTCGATAAACAATTCCGCTTGAGGTCTGCATCTAAAGGCTCCTAAAAGTTTCGGAATTTGTCCTTCACCAAAATTTATCCAAACCTCGCAATCAAATGTGTTGGTAACAAGGTCATCAGGTGTTGTTCCCATATAATCAGCAATCTTTTTTAAATTAGTTTTATTTGGGTAGTTTCTCATATGTTCCCAATTGTTCACTACAGCTTTTGACATTCCAAACAGTTCGCCGAACTGCTCTTGTGTCATGCCTTGATTTAAACGAAATTGTTTAATTCTTTGTCCGATGTTCATGTTTATAGCTCCTTGATTCTTTTTAGATATTTTTCAACTTCTTTTTCAGTTAGATAACCTAAAATACCGTCATCATCGTCATCGAGAATTAATTTTTCGCAACAAATGCGCCAATTGTTAATATCGCCTTGTATTACAGCCATTTCTGTTCCGTACGAATATGAATGGTTTACTACGCTTGCACCATATCCGTTTTCAAAGAAGTAAATCTTTTGATGACCGTCATACAACGGACGTTCTAAAACTAAATACTCGTCCATGTCTTCCTCTTTCTAAGCCTTGTCCAGAAGCTTTAAATTTGATTCTCAAGCCATTTCTTAATAGCTCGTTTTGACCAGCGTTTGGCTGGCAATTCTTTTGGAAAACCGTCTGAATAACGGTAAAGCTGAAACGTGTCGTATTTAATTCCCAAAAAGTCACACGTCGTTGTTACGTCCATCAATTCTGGAAACCCGTCATCCCGTTCGATTTCCAAAAGTTTGTTTAATGTTTCCTTGATTATGCCCTTGAGCCAATCAGAGAATTGTTGCATTACACTATCCATAACGTTTCCTTTCTGGTATAATGTAAGTAAGTTTTTGTGAAAGTCACTGATTTTTCAGTGGCTTTTTTTGGTATAATCATCTCGAAAGGAGGTGATTATCGTGAAATTAAATTATGATTGCATTAGAGATATTTTGCTAACAATCGAAGAAATCCTAAATCGTAAAGATGAGCTAATTCTTGCGAATTTCAAATCTTATAAAAAATTGTCTAAATATAACGAAGACGAAATTCAATATAACGCTTTAAAATTGTTGCAAGAAGAATATGTTACAGGTTTGAAAATTTCTGGCAATAACACCACAACTGTTTTACGTCTTACTGATTTAACTTGGTCGGGTCACGAATTATTGAATGATATTCGTTCCGAAACTGTTTTTAACCAAACTAAAGAGAAGATTATAAAATCAGTCGGTTCTGCTTCTTTAACCATTTTTCAACAACTTGCTTCTGCGATTGTGTTAAAAACTCTTGGGCTTTAGCTATCTGTTAATTTAATCTCAACACCATCGACCAAAAAATATGCTCTGTCTTTCTTATATTTGAACGCATCGAATTCAAAGGCGAGAAGCATGTCATAGATGCTGTCGGCTTCAAAAAGAAATATTCTTTTGAAGCCTTTTTTGTAAAAAATAATAATACTTTGGCTTTTCACGTCATATCCTTTCTTTTTTTGTTTTGCTATTCAAAGAACGCTCTTTAATTTCGTCTTGGATAGCTCTTTTTAGTTCTTGTCCTAAAGGGCTAAAGTCCGAAAAATGACTTACTGCGGAAATTGCTTTTTGATACGTATCATATCTTTCAAGTGCCAAATCAGCATATTTTTGCACGAGTCTTTTAGGTTCTGTAAGTAGGTCTCTCATGTTTGCTCCTTTTAATTTTCTTCAAATTCTTCCCACGGTTCACGAATGCTAAGAATCTTAGAAACACGTAGTTTTAAATCAACACTACCTTTACCAGTTTTGAGCAAATCGGTAATGGTACCTTGGCTTCGTAAACCAACTGCTTGTGTTAAATCTGCTTTCGACCAGTTTTTTTCTTTCAATCGCTGTTCAACTAAAGCAATCCACTTTTGATGTTGCTGACTCATTTTTATATATTTCCTTTCTTTAAAATGGTAAAGCGAATTTTTTTGCGAAAAAATTACACTTTATTATTGACTTTTTACAAACTATAGTCTAAAATCAAAGTATAAGAAAATCACTAACAAAATACTTGATAAATACTGATAATCAAAGTCGCCAAACTTATTTTTTTTAGTTTTATCTTCGTTTTTTGTTTCGCTTATTTATTCGCTTTACAAATTATATTCTAGAATAAAGTTTGTAATTAGTCAAGTAATTTTACAAACTTTTTTATAGAATTTTTTTCGTAATGCTTAGAAAGGTTGTTAAATCAATGTTTTCAACATTCGAAAGAATTAAAAAACTAGCCAAAGCTAGAGGAATTACATTAGGAGCCCTAGAAGAAAAACTAGGATTGAGTAGAAATTCTATTTATACAATAAAAAATAAAAAACCATCAGCAGAACGCTTACAGCTAATTGCTGACTACTTTAATGTATCCACTGATTATTTATTGGGGCGTACGGATAATCCCAAAATAGCTTCTGACAACGATGATGCTACCGTTGATTTAAAAAAAGCCGTTGCTGGCTCTATGGCTTTTGATGGTAAACCATTGACAGAAGATGAAATTAATTATCTAGCAGACGTCTTTGAAGCTCAATTAAAAATGAAAAAGTAGGATAATATTATGTCAGCAGAGGAATTGTGTAAATCACACGGAATACCAATATGCTATTTTGAGGGGGATGTGATTGAGAGGGATGGTTTTTATAATCCACTCTTTAATGCTATCGCTATTAATTCAAAACTCGAAGGAATTCATAAAGATAAAGTTATTTATCATGAATTCGGTCATAAAGAACATACAGCAAGTTATTATAAATTCAATAAAGAAAAAGCTGAATTGCAAGCTGATAGGTGTATGATTCATCATCTGCTAAAAGATGAATTGTCTTATTGGGATAATATCGAAGACTTTAATTACGCTCAATTCATGAAAAAGTACGAATTGACATCACTTGCTGACGAAATCATGGTAAAAGAAGAATTTCAAAATCTTATAGACGAAATTTAAAAAAATACATAATTAAAAACTACGTGCAAATACTGAATCACACAAAAAGCTGGAGAATGGAGAAGATTGTAAAAAATGAAAAGATTCATCAAAATGCCACTTTTTTGGTCAACGGTCGTTTTAGGATTGTTAACAATTATATTTGCATTCGCTACCTATTCGCTGGCTGATAGGGTGGATGCGATTAATGACGCATTAGACAAATATGGCATGTATTATGACGAAAAAGATGATGACATTTATCGCGAGAGTTCATCGAATAAAACAAGCTACTCAAGTAGCTCCTCTGAAGAAGAGGAAGAAACAACTACTGCTTCATCTTCAAAAGAAGTGCAATTTTACAAAACAGGGACCGGAATCGATTTTTCAAATGGTTTGATGGTTAAAGTCAACAGCATTACTCAAGACACTTCTAGAGCTTTGAATGATGATACAGGAAATATTCCTGTAGTCGTTAACTTTACAATCGAAAACAAAGGAAACAGTTCATGGTCAATGAATCCACAATATTTCAGTATGGTAGACGGTTCGAAAAATATTGCTAATTTTGATAGTTCAAGCTATGAAACAGATTTTCCAAACAGTTTGACAGCTGGACAATCAATTACAGCTGATATTGTTTTTAGCGCTAAAAACGACGGTCCTTATCAAGTTACTTTCGCTGACACGACGTGGTCTAACGAATACGATTAAACAAAAAATCCCTCACACTCTCCTTCGCCAAAATTTGAGTGTAAGGGATAGATAATAAACGCGAAAAAACAACTTAATTGATTACTTAAAAAATTGAAAATGGAAAAATCCAGGTTCGTTGTTTTCCGCTTATTTAATTTTATCAAAAAAGGTGGTGATGTCAAGAATTTCTCTAAGTTAAAGAGCCTTGTCCAGAAGCTAAATTTTTAACAAGGAGAAAAAAATGAAATACAATAAAACAAAATATCCAAATATCTATACATATGAAACTAAAAAAGGCAAACGCTACTACGTTCGCCGAAACTTTAAATTAAACGGCAAAAAGAAAGAAGCTACTGCTAGCAACTTAAAGACACTTGCCGAGGCTAGACACGCGCTTGCAGAAATAGAAAACAAAATTGCAAGCGGTGATTATGATCAAAAGAAAAATATCACTGTCAACGACTATTGGCAAATATATAGCGAGAACCGCATCAAAACAGGGCGTTGGGCGCCAGACACGGCGTATATTAAAGACATAAATTTCAAGCGGCACTTTGCGCCTTTGTTTGGTAAAAAGCGTTTGAAGGATGTTAATCGTCTCGAATACGAAAACTATATTAATGGATTGCTCGATGATTATGCGAGAATGACCGTCATCCAAAACAATGCAATCTTTGAAGCGATGATGAACGACGCTGTAGTAAATGGCTATCTAGATAGAAACCCAATTTTGAAGATTTTTATTGGGGATAGCCCCATCAAACCAAAAGATAAACGACTTTCTTTAGAGGAGTTTCAGAGTTGGGACGCTTGCGCTAAGAAGATTTTAAGAAAATATGATTATGCGATGGTTAGGATTTCCTATTTTGGCGTTCGTCGTAGCGAAATAATGGGGATTAAATTCAGCTCCTTAAAACTAGTCAACGGGCGTTTTCGAATTCATTTAGACGAAAGCCGAACTTACAGACGTCCAAACGGGTCTGGTATGAAAACAAAACAATCGGAACGTTACGTAGTTGTTGACGAAGAAACGACTGATTTATTGAAATACGCAATTAAAAAATCAAAGAAAATCGCTAAAGAAGCTGGGCGTATTCTCAACAAAGATGACTTTTTATTTTTGGACAGCGGTTCAAACATTAGAAAAAACATCGGAAAACCAATTGCTTATGTTCGCATTGCCAACCTTTTCAGAAATGTTAGTGCGGTCAATGGGAAGCATGTGACACCGCATATGATGAGACACTTCTTTGCTACACAGGGGCAAATAGCTGGTGTTCCAGTCGAACACATGGCAGCCGCTTTAGGTCATTCAACGTCGTATATGACCCAAAAATACACACATATCAAAGACGAGGTGGCAAGTGAAGTGACCGATTCGTTCTTGCGTGCTATCAAGTAAAAAGTCCCCGCTTTTGTCCCCGCCTGTCTACCCGCCGACAACAAATAATAACACAAAAAAAGCTCTCGCATTTTTGCAAAAAGCCTTTAAACCGCCTTTAAAATTCTGTATAATTAGGTTTGATAACCTAAGATTTATTATACCATATTAATTATTTTATTGATATACCGCGCTTTCTAGCACTCGTCCACGCCTATTCCCCGCCTTAAGCTTTTATGGACAAGGCTTTTTTTATTGCACTAAAAACACCCGAAAAAAATCGGGTGCAATTTGTAAGATAAAAAAAGTACCTCGAAAGAGGCACTTATAGTATAACATAATTTATTAGATAAGTTCAAGAGCGAGTTTTTCAAGTTCTGGTTCAAGTTCTGGCAAACTAGTATTGAGGCCTGCGATGTCATTAGCCCAAATCATAATATTTTGAGCCAGATTATCTTGTGCTTGGTTAAGACCTTCGCTGTAAAATTCTTCAAGTTCTTTATTAATTTTGCGATATTCCAAATATTCCACGATTGTTTCAGCTGGTACAGCTACGACTTTGTTGTTAAATTTAATTGATTTCATTTTAAATACCTCTTTTGTTCTTTATTTATCTTACAAATATATTATAGCGTATATTTAAATATACGTCAAGTGTTTTTTAAAGAATTTGGTTAAATTTTTTCATCTCGTTAATAACTTGATCAACAGGCATTTTTTGAACAACTTCATCTTCATTTTCAACTTCATCAAGTGAATAATAATAATCGACGATTGGTGCGCATTCCAGTAGTTCGTTCCAATCACCTCGAACGATGTACATATATTCGTCGAAAAGTCCTTCTGTTTTATCAGCTAGAACTTCGCTTAATAAATCGCTGTAATCATAGCTAAAAGTATAGCTCCCGCTGTCAATCCATTTCTGGATCGCCATAATATTCTTTAATGTTATATTCTCGACTTTAGCTTCTCCTTTTCTGATTTTTCCTATTGTCATTCTAGACATACCAGTTTCCGCTTCTAGCATATAGGCTGGTATTGCTTTGTTTGTTAAAACGTGTTCAATTCGCGATGTGTTGATAATCATTTTATTTCTCCTCATTAAATAAAAGCGGTCACTATGACCGCTAAATTAATCTTCTACTTCTTCAAATTCTTGGTAATAAGCCATACCGTCAATGCCACGGATAACTTGTTCGAATTGGTCGTCAGTTAGTTTACTAAAGATTTCTTCGTGCCAATCAATGTCATCAAGTTGTTTTTCAAAATTTGCCATTTTTTCATCGTCGTCTTCTTCAATAGCTTCTTGATATTCATCACGAAGTTTTTCGAGTTTTTCTGAATAAAAGCAAAGTTCATTATAAGCTTGGCTATCAATATTCCAATATCCATCACAAATACCTTTGTCGATCATTGTTTCCAATAAATCTTCATAGTCGTTTGCGATAATTTCTTTTTTCCAAGTTCCGTTTGTTGATTTTCCGTTCCATTTAATCATTTTAAATACCTCTTTCGTCTTTCTTCATCTTACAAGTATATTATAGCGTATATTTAAATATACGTCAACCCTTTTTATAAACTTTTTTTAAAATTTTAGTCCGTTAAAGCGGACTTTTCTTATTTTTGTGGTTTGGTTATAACGACAATAAAAAAAGGACTAGCTCACGCTAGTCCTGAAAAGAAGTCCTGCTGTGTTTAGTTTAACGTGTGCTCGCCAGCCCACACATGCCTATCTAGTAAGACCTTTACACTCTTACAGCAACTATTATACCATAAACGTGCATGACTGCCAATTTTGTTGACGTCAACAAAATTAAAAAAAGCCCCTAACCACAAGGGCTAGGGGTGTTAAAGTGCTTTATTTAATTTTAAGTGTTTGTCCCGCGAAAATCAAGTTAGGATTAGCAAGACCGTTAAGTGCTGCAATTGATTGGTAGCTTGTGCCATAGCGGCTAGCGATTGCTGATAAGTTATCACCTGCTCGCACTGTGTAATAAACAGAGCCGGCGCTTGCCGAACCATTGACACGCAATACTTGTCCAGCGTAGATAAGATTTGGATTTGAGATTCCATTCAAGCTTGCTAGTGTTTGATAGTTTGTACCAAATTTGGCAGCAATGCTGGAAAGTGTGTCACCGGAACGTACTGTGTACGTGCTAGTTGCTGGCGCTTGAATTGGCGCAGATGAAACTGAAATAATTTCAACGTCTGCTTTATTAATCCATGAATTAATGCCTGCTAACAACACACGATTGCCAGACACTTGAGCTACGTTGTAAGTGCGACCTTTAACCCAACTTGGAATAGCTTCGCCAGTCACCCAAACGTTAGCACCAAACTTAACCTTGACTTGATTTCCTGCAGCAATATCTGATTTAGGTGTATTGTCTGCTTGTTGACCTTGATTAATTGCTGGTGTTTGGGTTTCTGGATTATTGTTCTTAGTATAGCCATTGTCGGTAATACCAGTCAAGTCAATATTACCATCAAGTCCACCTGCGATATAAGTCGATGTGAACTGGTAAATTGCTACCCCGTCCATGCTTGGGAAGACGTTATAATTTGGTGTTGGTGTTACTGCATAATTCGGATAAGCAGCCATCCATAGGCTGTTTGGAAACTCACGAATAATCTGGTCGACATACACGTTAGCTACTGTATAAGGCTTGCCTGAATAATACATAGGTGTATAGCCTGCAGCTTTAATCATACGCATGCCGTGCAAAATAGCGTTGGTATTCGCTTGCTTGTCAGGGCTAGCACCACTTTCGTAGTCCAAGGCTACAATTGAGCCTTTAGGTGTTTGAACCTGTGGCAAGAATGTATTTAAGACTTGTTCGCCCAAGCTAGCGTTTCCGCCAACTTGGTACCAGATGTAAGTGTGAGCGCGCTTGCCTTGTGCAATAGCTGAAGCTACTTGCGTTTCATATGTCGTCTGTCTGTACATACCGCCGCCATTAACACCGCCAATCTGAGCAATAGCAAACTTATCATGACCATATCCGAAGACACCGTTAGCACCTTGGTAACGAGACCAGTCTACACCTTGATCCCCGACAGCCGCATAAGCAACAGACTGGAACAATAAGCTAGCACTCAAAAGTGCTCCTGCTAATAATCGTTTAATCTTCATCGACATCTTCCTCCTTCAAATCAGACAAATTAGTCAGCACACAAACGAGACCAGACAAAAGAGCGGTTGAAACAACCACTCTCCAGTCGACTTGTGTAATTAACGTGCTAGCACCAATGACGCCAACTGCTGATTGCGCCATAGTTTTCAAAACCTTAACTCCCAATTTTTCAAAATACTTTTTCATTTTTCAGCCTCACTTTCCAAGCGTGCAATGCGTTCATCAACGTACTTACTGTGTTCTTCCAGCTTAAAGGTACGTTCGATGACGCTGTTATGTTTATCGACCTGTTTTTTAAGCTCGTTGATTTGATAGTTGGTTAGCTTAGTACTCGTTAAAATACCGCCAAATGTGCCAACCAAACTTGCAATCAACGAGAATATTCCTGTTAAAATTTCAACATGCATAATCTCCTCTCGCTTCCTAAAACATTATTCAGCAGTTTCTTCTTTAGTCAATTCAGCTAAAAGTTCGTCATCTTCAACCATGAGAGCAATTTGAGCTTTAACTTTTGGTTTCAAGCATTTTGGTACTTTTGAGTATTGATAGTTTCCTGAAATAATATTGATTGCATAAAGTTTAATAATCATATCTGTCACTCTTTCTATTTCGTCTTTAATTTTGTGCAGTAGTTTCATCAGCCAGCACCCCTTTGTCGTAAAGTTGACTGACAATATCTAACAAAGTGGCTTGTGCTACTTCTGAATTTTCTTTGTAGCTAGCGAGCTCTTTTGTAATTTCAGCTAACTTTTCATTTTCGTATTTGTCGCGGAAGTTCTTTTGATAAATCACGTCAAGAGCTAGCTTTTCTAGTTCAGTATTAGTTAAGCCAATCTTGTCGGCTTCTAATAAAACGGGGTAAATCGCACCCCCATCATTTGACAAAATCACTTTTGTACCTTTAACTGAGCCGTCTAGTTCGAATTCTTGTGATTTTGAGCTAAATTTTAAATCCATAATTTGTCCTTTCTACCCTGCAGGGAATGGGTCTGTTGTAATCCATGAGATTGTAGCACCAAACCAAAGCGGATTAGCCTCTAGCTTGATACGCCCATTGATAGAACCGTCTGGCTTATACGCTAAGTGAACATAGCTACCATTAAATAGTGCCGCTCCAGTTCCGCCACCACCTTCACCAATAGCGTTGATAATCGCTTGGCTTACAGGTCTCCAGCCAATAGGGATTGTCTCGTTAGCCGTACCGCTCCAGTTTGTGTTAGCCCTATGTATATAATCCAAAGTGGCGGTTACGATATTTCCGGAACGTGTTACAGCAATGTTAAATCCGTATGGGCCATTGATAGTAGCTGAATACACTTTAGTTTGATTGACTGTAGTGAAGCTAGCTACATTATTTTGAACAGCATAGTATTGCCATGATTTCCAATCTTTATCACCGTTATCGTCTTTAATCCTGAACGCGGGTGTACCTCCGCGATAGTCGAGGCTCTCTTGTAACAGGAATTGGTCATCGTGTTTTGTTACTCTCAGGTATTTCCAACCACTTAGGGAGCCGACTGTAGGCGCGTGAAGCGGATTGTAACAACGATAAAATCCAGGAGTTGTGACACTATTAAAATCAGTTCCCTGTGCTAACAAAATAGCTGTGCCATCGTTGCCCGTCAACTGATAATGCTGAATGGGCTTACTGTTATAATAATACTGCCAGCTGCTGTCAACCGCTTCGGCTGTTTCGGGTACTTTTCCAAGACCAATCCCGTTTGGGCGAACAGATAGTGGGAATTTATCAGTCCCGACTGTAAGACTGAACTCATAACTAGCAAACGCATCTTCGATTTTTCCGATGAGGTCATAACTTGTCAGCCCATTAAAAGTTGCGCCAAGGTTTGCTTGGGAGTTAACCAACTCAGCGACTGTTGTCCACGTCCCGCCAGCGCTACCAGTGTCGATAGTATAATCAGCATCAGAATGCTTTTTATACTTAAATGTGAGCTTCATCGTATTCTTTTGTTTCCCGTCAACGGTTAGGGGTGCTATTCTAGCATTCCTTGTGACCGTAACAGTAGTTCCTGTTGAACCTCCACGTTGTGCCGTAAAGCTTAATTGCGGAGTGAAATAGGGCAGTACGTTGATAGCTACATCAACAGGGTCGGACGTCCGCCCCCGACTATCAGTAACGGTTGCTCTGACCGTTGCTGCACCGCTGAAGTTCATCAAGCCAAGTGTTCCACCATTCGATGTTGTGCTAAGATTTTGGCCAACAATTTCAGCGCGGTAATTAGAAATAGTTGACCCATAGGCACCGCTAGCGTTGTTAAAAGTGGTTTTAATATTAGACAAGACCTGTACAAATGCGCTTGTGATGTTTGATACAGCTGTATTAGTGTCTGTCAAACTGATTCCACCAAGAGTTGGCTTGACGCTTTCTGGTATGTTTGCATTAAAACTTGCCTCTGTTGTACCAATTTTGGTGCTACCTGAATAAGTATCAATGAACACGCGCCCCCAGCTTGAGGTTGCGTTAGGGATTGAATTTGCGAACTCCATTGGCAAAGTCCAACTATATGACGTATCAACATTTGTTGCAATTGTACCAGTCATACCATTCCAGTTGTAACTCAAAGTATGCTTAAAGGCGCTATTTTTTCGGTCAATTGTGATGGTCGCAGGTTTTCCAAGCTCCGATGATACAACCGTAGCAGTGCTTGCTCGTACGATTGTAGGAAGCGGTAAATCAAAGGCAACCATCGAACTTCCATAGCCAGCGGCGTTTATTCCAACGGAGATTTTGATACCAACTGTTTTCTTACCATCTCCGTTGTGAGGAACCACGAAGTCCTTACCATAGAAAAGATAAGATGAGTTTGTCCCAATATTTATGGGAATACTAGACGACTCGTCCCTGCCATCTACTGTAACTGTCACGTCTGCGGTCACACCCCACAAGGATGCGTAACCATTTGTAATAAGGCGTGCTTGTACGTTAACTATTGACCTATTATTTGCTTCGTCTTGTCTGTTCCAATCGGACCATAATTCAAGAGTCATGTTGCGACCATATGAGCCGCTAAATTGTGCCGTTGCCATTTATTTAAACACCCCCTAAATAACGTAGCACCAGCGTGTCCTTGTCCGCTGGGTGCGTTTCAAAACGAAAACGCCCGATTTGAATTGTTTTGGTGAAAATACCATTTTCGATACGGAGAACCCCTTGTGAAATATACATGACTTCGCTACCGCCCGAAAATAGGCTGATGCGGTCATTTGAGAACTTAGCATAAGCGGAACCATCAGACTTACCGATTATTAAACCTTCATTTTGAACGGTCATGTATGTATCGATAAAAGTCCATTGCTGTTTTAAATCACCAACATCCGTGTTTAGTTTTAATAAACGTGCTGACGCATCCTGTAGAGCTTTCTCAGACTTATCCTGAGCATCGTCGTTGGCTTTAACATAGTTTTGATAGGCGGTAATCCACTGGTTGACTGTTTCAATGCTAGCTTTCGCTTCCATCTCGGCTTTGATAAGGTTGTTCTTTTCTGTCAACGCATTCAATTGGTCTTGAGTCAAACCTTGGTCTGCTTTGTTGTCAATGTCAGCTTGTGTGTCTTCGGGCGCTTTAACGTAGCCTGTAGAAATGTTCCCACACTCAAACTTAACTTTTGGATAATTAGTTGGGTAAGAAATTTTCGCATAAGTAGCATTTGATGGGCTTGTGTATTGTTTCCCACCTTTTAAATCAGCAGCTGACGCGGCACCGGTCGGTCGGCTTATCCAACCGCTGTAATCGTTAGCATTGCTACTGCACCAAGCTAGCGAATAATACATGTTAGCTTCATTAACGGGGTCATAGGTAGTCAATGTGTACGTTTTGTTTGGTTCAATTTTAATCCAGTCGGTTAGCGTGTGATTTGCGTCATTAATTGTACCGGAGACATTGCTTAAACGTAGTCCTTTTTGAGCAGTTGACCGTATGATTAGGTTTACACCACTGACTGTAACACCAGCCCGTCTATCCATCCAGGTATACTTCGTTGGGTCTGTGCTGTTGGTTTGTATGAAGTCCGTATAATAGCCTTGATACTGCTGCCCAGATTCCGTAAAGCTAAACCCAGTTTTACCATCAGCAGAATTAGCATAAGCCATATGAAAATATGACGTTTTACCATCTGCCCCCGGCTTACCTGGCGCTCCCTCATCGCCTTTCCATTTGGACCAACGGTATTTTGTTGGGTCATTACTATCAACAGGGTCAAAGTCTTGGTACATACCAATATAGGTTTTCCCAGCGCTAGTCTGGCTAAAACCGCCACCAGTCGCGTCATCCGCATAAGCGATATGTGTGTACTGCGTTCTTCCATCGGGTCCTTGAGGGCCTTGGATACCTTGTGGTCCTTGCAATCCTTGAATACCTTGCGGACCAGTATCTCCCTTATCTCCTTTTTCACCCATTTTCGCAACGGAATAGCCAGTTTCGCCAGTATTGTCCGTGTACGTCCAAACGGTCTTAGTCCAAAGAAAGTTACCAGCTGAAACACTCGGAATAGTGCTAGACCAGCCACTTGTAGGCTTAGTTATGCCAGATGTTGAGCTTGCATAAGTAATAGTCGTTGACTTTATACCAACGCCATCTTTCCCTGGAAGTCCGTCATTACCGTCAGACCCATCCTTAGCAATATAAGTTTTTTGGTACCCAGTCTCACTAGTATCATCTGTATAAGTCCATATAGTCTTAGTCCATAAGTACTTACCTTTGACCAGTGACGGCGGTTGACTACTCCAGTTTGAAGGTTGTATAGTATCATTGTCTGATAGACCGTAAGTGATATTTGTATATTTGAGTCCTACGCCATCCTTACCAGCAATACCATCGTTACCTCTGTCACCTTTGTCGCCTTTTTCACCCATTTTAGCTACTGAGTACCCAGTTTCACTAGTATCGTCAGTGTAATCCCAAACTGTCTTAGTCCAAAGGAAGTTACCAGCTGGAACGCTTGGGACAGCGCTAGTCCATCCACTTGTTGGGGCGATTGTCCCAGACGTTGAGCTTGCATAAGTGATTGTGGTTGCTTTAATACCAACACCGTCGTCAGAATTGGTGAATGTGATGTATTCACGAGCCACCTCGTTGCCGTCAACAGTTGCAACAGCCACGACGTTCAATGTACCAGTAACTTGGCTAGCGTTGATTGTAACACTTGATTTTTCGCTGACAATGCTGTTATTGATAAGCCACTTCCAATCTGCATTGACAATCTTGCTGTACTTTTCAAGCTTAGCTGTGATTGTGCTCGTTCCTTTTCCATTCTTGAAATTAAAGCCATTGTCAGTTGATAAGCGAATAATATAAGGCGCTGCGTCCTCTGCGAGTGCTTCGACTTGTTTAAGTAATTCGCTAGCAACTTGTGAATACTTGCGCTCGAAGTTAGTAAGCGTTGATTTCGTAACTCTACCAGTGATTAAATCTTCGGTAAGCTCAGAAATACGTCCTTGAACATATAGAGGCGGGTCATAATGCACGTCGTCAATCAAAGTACGTGTGTCGCCAACGTCTCCGTCGATAGCGCCCTCAATATCGTATGTAATCTCTGGCACACAAATCTTTTTGAGTTCCCTAAGCATGTAGCCCCAAAGCTCTTCCTTGGTGCTGTGCTCGGTTTCACCTAACTCTTTGATAATCCAGTTATCATTTGATTTCTTGCCGACTGAGGGGTACTTATCACGGCTTTGAGGCGCATAGACTGTATTCGCATTAGAATAGTAAAGTAGATTGCCGTCATCATCATAGATTTTTTTGTCAAACCCGTCTAGGGTTAATCCGTCCTTGCCAGTAGCACGTACCGCTGTGCGTAACTCTTTCAAATTATCGCTGTAATTGATAACTTTCAAGCCACGACCAACTCTAACCGGGCTTACCGCACGGTTAGAACCAAGATTACCTTTTTTGTAGACGTTTAAAACTTGACGTTTTAGTGAGTAGTCTTGATTCAACTCGACAGTAAATTCAAGTTCTGCATCGAAGCTATTTGCAATAGAAAAAAGACGCGCTAGAATCGTGTCTGTGCCAGTCCATTCAAGTTTGATACGTTTATCTGCTACTTCATTAACGCCGAGTTCCAAGGCGTGTTCTGGGTCGTAGTAAGCTAAGTATTCAGCAAAGCTCATCGCGTTATCTGGCTTGTGCGCACCTCGCTCTTCCTGGTTAAGCTCTAGGCCGAGCGAATAAGCCATGATTTCAATCTTGTAGCCTTTCTTGCTCAAATTCATGATGTTCAACCAATAAGGACGGCCTTTGTAGATAAATGCAAGTTTACAACCTGTTCTAATCGTATCAATATCTTTTGAATTGTACTCAATGGTCAAAATGCTAGCTGAACCGGCTAAGAAACGCTGCATATTAGCGCTCCGGTAGCGAATGCCAGAAATATTATCAAAAAAAGCTACATTATGACTGTCGGTTGAATCACGAATTGCAATACGTACGTTTTCCATCTAAATGTATACCTCCTTAATTATCGCCTTAGCACTCTCGATTTCAGCAAAACTAGAAAAATTAAGCTGTACTTTCGTAGTGCCTGGCGGCACTTTGAAGTATGCTGTCCCTAAAATTTCATCATCTTTCTTGACTTGATTGTTGACTTTAAACTCGCCTTTCTCGCCATCTATTTCAATTACCGAACCCGCTGGATAGCGGTTTGGAATATCTTTCCAATAAGGAACGTGTAATTCATAAAAGCTAAAGTCGTTTAGATAATGATGCGTGATAAATTGCTGTGTCGAGCTGTTTGAGCCTGCGTAGTTTCCAACGTAGAACTGGATGCGTTTCGCTTTCTTGCCGTTAAG